CGGAACCGGAAAGGTCGAACTCCCAGCTATCGCCATGCTCATGTCCGCAATAGGGGCAGACGATATCATCCGTTCGACTTGCATCGATATCACCCATGCTCGCCTCCCTCGCGGATGGCTGCGCGCACCGTTACAAGCGCGCGCTCACAATCTTCTGTGACCTCGCTGTGGATGATATCGCCGCGTTCACCGTCGCTCATTTGGAGAGAGACAAACTTACCGTTGCGGGCGTTGTACCCGCCACGCTCCCCATCCTTCACCCGTTCGAGCGCGTATGCGGCTTCTTTCAAAGCCCCCTCCAACTCCTTCACCCGAGCCTCAAGCGCGGCGACGGTGGCGGGGCGGTCATACACGAACGCGCCAAGTGGCAAGGGCTTGGCAGTGTCCCAACTGTCGAACATTGGCGTTCCGTCAGCCCAATGCCCTGTGACGCGCCCAACCGGCCCCGCCCCCTCGCCATCCTTCCGGCGCTGCTCTGCCGCGCCTCGGGCCTCGGCTTCCAAAACTGCCTTCTCTATTTCGTCAACAGAGACGAAACGTGTAACCGGATAACGCCAAGTCACCGAGGACCAATGCCTGCACCACCGATCATAAGTGCTATCCTCGGTAAAACCTGTAGGCCGTTCTTCAGCGTAAACGGTTACTCGACAGCCAGTGGCTATATGGATTTCGCACTCAAGCTCTCTCTTGAACCGAGGGTCATTATACTGATCCTCCCGCGTCCGAAACTCCGCGCTCTTCGGCTTCTGTTCGTGGGTCATGCGACGTCTCCAAAGAAATTCATTGGGATCTGGGTGTCTGGCCTTGGGGTCCATCTGACAGGCGTTTGCATCGCATCCCAGCGGCGAACCATTGCGGCGGCTGTGTTTTGTGGTCGGTTGTGGTTCTGGGCAACGTCCGTGCTGTCGACCGATAGGAACGGCCAACGTTTGCCGCTGAGCTGCATCCCACGGAGCATGTGGAGAGGCGGTATACGACCGTATGTTTTCATGAGGGAATTGAAAGCGTCATCCATGCGACGCTCCCATATCTCAGACAGAACAACGCGATATTCAGCCGTGGAACCGATGCAGACCCGGTTCCATCCCTCATCGCAGAGGCGCAGAAGGCGGCCAATAGGCTCGTCCATATGCCACACTGGGGCGGCCTGCGCTTTGCCATGCGGCCACTCTTTCAGAAGTGCGTCTTGCTCCTGCGTCCCCGCGTCGATTACATCCGGCGGCACTGCCCAAGTCGATGGGCAATGAAGCCACATTTCCGACCATGCGTAATAAGCGGGCCAATCCGTATCCCTGCCCGTGGTCCATTTCGAGAAAGCCCCGTTATCGAGCATCACCGACTGGCCGATTTCGTGGACACGTCTGATATCTTCTGGCCTGGCGTGCGAAACACAGAAATGCGCCCCCGCAAGCGAATATAAGACATCAATGGGAGTTATTGGCGTCCCGTGATAATGGATCATTCTCACCCCCCTACGCTCCGGCCTTTCACGGCCTCCTGCGTCTGTCCCTGCGCCGCTATCCGGGCGCGTATTGCATTCTGTGCCGCCTGCTCTCTCGTCAGGCGGTCCGCTATTTCCTCGTCGCCGGGGTGGGTCATGCGGGCACCGGGTCAGATTGGCCGGCATAATTCGCGGCCAGTTCATCGAGCCGCGTCTGGATCATCTCGGCGACTTCGTTTTGCAGGTCGTCAGGGATCGGGTTGCCGTTCTCATCTGCCTGCGCGACGTAATCGTTCCATTTTCCGCGAACCGAGATGACCTGCTCCGGTTTTTCTGCCTTGTGCAGGAAGTACGCGTATTTTTCCTGGATTGTATGCGCCTTGGTGTCTGCCTGGGTTTGCACTTCGATCTTCAGCGGCTTGACCGTGTAGAGCCCACGCCTGCCTTGCTTGACGATAAGCGAGACCTGAGCATCTCGCTCGATGTGCGACATGTGGCTGATACGAACTCCACCCACGGCTTCCTTGCCATACGTGACTGTCTGGTCACGAAACACGACGAGGCTTTTGCCCACATACGTCTTGCCGTCATTGCCCCAGACGCCAGCCAGAACGCGCCTCATGGATTTGCACGGTCGGAATGATTTCTTGCCGCTGCCGTGATAGAAAATAAGAACCGGCTGATCTGACGACCCGCCACGAACCTCGGTGATCACAAGAGTCATCGGGCCGCCAGCAAGGTCATCTGCGTTGAGCTGATCGCTGTTTGCGATGATGGTTTTCGATAGATCGACCATTACAGAATGATCTCCAATTCTTCGCGGCGTTCGGTGTCGAAAAACCGCGCCTTGTTTGATTTGATGGCGTTCTCGTACTCAGCGTGCTGGCGACGGATTTCCATCTCTGCCTCGCGTGCCGCATCAAGGAGAACCGCCTGGAATGCCGGGTCGGGATAGACGCGCATGACCATCATCTTGCCGCCGCCCATGGCCGGGTAGCTGATGAAATCGAGCCACTTGCGCCCCGTGACCATGAGGCCGGTCTGGATCTGGGCCATGTATTCGCTCGGCACTTCCAAGCTGATGATCGTCTTGAGTTGTAGGCCCGACAGGCGCGACTTGCACTCGATCAAGCCGTCATCGCCTACGAGACCGTCTGGCGAATACCCGATGACCACGCCGCCGAAATCCTCGGTGATGAAACCGACCTCCTCGACCGGCGCGATCTCCTGCGAGTATTTCAGCTTGGCTTCCATCTCGTCTTCGTGGCCGCGTTCAAGCGTGCGGCTTGATACGGCTGGATCAGCCAGGCCGGTTATGCGCTGGGCCAGAAGATCAGAGACAACGCGGCGCGTATCTTCACCCTTACTGCTCTTGCCAGTTTTGGTCAGGAGCTTTCCGATCATGCTGGCCGTTATGATGCCGCAACGGGCCTGCAACCACTCGTCCGAGCCTTGCTCAAGGTCGCGATATATTTTCACGCCCCCTCTCCCTTCGCCTTGGCGAGCGCGGCGCGGGCGTTCCTGATCACATCAGGTTCGCAACCCCACGTCAGCATGTCCGCCGTTTCCTCGACCAGCGCCTCCAAAGCCTCGGCCAGTTCCGGCGCAGCTGCGATCAGGCGGGCATTTGCAGCCACTTCCTCGCTCTCTCTGCGCACTGTTGCTTTCGCCGACGAGAATACAAACGTCGCCCATGCAACAGTCTGATTTTGGCGGTCGCAAGCTCGGTAAGTTTCGCCCAAATCTGCCCTCCAAGGCCCCGGCGTCCATTTCCCGCTCATGAGCGTTCCTCCCATAATTCGGAAATCATCCGTCGATCTGCCTCAGTCCGCTGAGCCTCCCACTGCTGGATGAGGCTCTTGCGGAGCGGGGTCGCATCGAGCCCCCAGGCTTCGTTGCGTAGGTACTTGAGGACTGCGTTCGCCTTGGCGAGGTCGTGCTGTGCGGGCGTCATTGTGCGATCTCCGCAGCAACTCGCTCGGCTTCCGCAGCACTTTGCAGCAGCGCGGTTGCGAGTTCTCGTGCGACATCCGGCCTGATGTTCATACTTGATGACATCGCGCCGCTGAGTATGTTGAACTCCACTGTGGTCTCATACGGACTACGAAAGTCGCTTCTAGCTACTACATTGATCGACAATTCATGTGCGGAAACATCGAATTGCTTCACACGGAATTCGCGCGCTTTGTGGAAGAAAATCAGGGTTGAGACATCCATCGTCATTGTGCGGCCTCCGTTCCAACAAGCGGTGTCTCGATCCCGGCCCGGCGAAGTGCGAGCGTTAGAAACACGCTGGAGCTTGCGGCTCGTGCCGCCGTCCTGACGACTTCGCTGCTCCCCTCGGCCCCATAGATGACCTTATTGGATGCGGCATTGACCGATCTGATACGGTCGAGAAGCTCCAGCGCCTCTCCGGCTGTCAGTGTGACTTCCATCACCCGGCCCTCTCTTCAAGGACCTGCTCCGACGGCGTTGCTTCCTTCAGGTAGTCGAAGCACCCGGCGATCTCGATCATGTCGAAAGCCGCGGTGTCGTTTACCTTGGCAAGTTCCTGATTGATCTTCCGCTCGGCAGCTTTGATGACGGCCATGATTTTCTTGGCGGTCTTTTTGTCGCACTCCAGAGCATATGAGTAATTGTCGCCCGCGTACCATGAGCCGGAATGACCAAGATGCCTCTGATAAGGCAGCCCCATGCTCGTTTTCGGCGTCATGCTGAAATTGCGCGGCATATTTGAAGGGCCGAATATTGCCCCCTGCGTATTTGCCATCTTCTCTCTCCATCACTGGAAACACTGGCCGGAAACCCGGCTTGTTCGGCCCCGGCGTACCGGGGTCGCGTCAAGCGGGGTCAGAGATAGCGGTCCAAGTATTCGATGATTTCAGAGACGGTGAATTGTCCGATTGCGTCCGAAGATTCTACGAGATCGGTCAGGTATTCGTGGGTCTGTCTCGCCCTATCGATACGCACATCATGCCAAGCATCTCGCGACGACACATTGAAAGCCCTATCGAAGGCGTCTTCGTTGCTATCAGTCATCACTTCGCCCCCTGCGCTTCGGCGATCAGGGCAAGGATTTGCTCGGGCGTTTCATCGGACGGCACGTAATCGGAGCATCCATCCTCGTTGACGCTAGTGAGCACGACGATCGAACCCACACCCGACTTGAAAAACTGAGTTATATTATCGATGTTGGCGTACACAGTCAGATCGTCTTTCTGCGCATACGTCAGCTTTATGAAGTGTGCCATCTGGCTTCCCCATCGGTGGTTATGGGGGCAATGTGCCTAGGGGTGACATTCCCTGTCAACAAGAAAATGTGCCCTTCGGTGACATTGCTGCATAAAAAGAAACCCGGCTGGGCCGGGTGTCTTCAGTCTGGCGACGTTAGGTCGACCTCAAGATTTTGAAGAGCGCCGCTACACACGTCAAAGCCTGAACCACAAAGCCACAAACCGTAGTTAGTACTCCCCAAAATGCCAGAATCGGAAAGTCCGAGGTAACCACAGAGACAGCGTTTGCCCCTTGTTTTTCGCTGCAAGGCATCGACGTACCGAGTGCAACGCTATCGGTAGTCGACCTGATGATTGCTCGACCGTTCGCGCAGAGGTAGACTATCTTTCCCCGGTGATTTGGGTTGATGTCGACGATTGGATATGGTTCGGTCAGTATCTGCATTGATGAGGACGACGCCTGAAATGCAATCATCGTCAATACCGCACCGACAGTGTTCAGGGTCAATCCGAACGCCTCGAACCCCCAAAACCATATTTCTAACCTTTTTCCTCGCGACATGGGCGCTCTCCTTAGTAGCGATTCTCGCCGTGGCTATATGGTGGGCAAGTTTTCACGTGGGTATTGAAGTTCGTTAGAATTAGCGGGGAACGCGAGGAAAATGTTACCACGACATTGCAAGGGGGCGCCAATAATGGCCACTGAAGATATGAAGTCTTCTTCTGGGGCGTATTGGTCAGTGTTGGCTTTTTTTCTATCATTAGCCCTCGCCTCTTTCGTAGCGTCTTTCTATTTTTTCTGAGAGAAACTCTGCATGTGAGTTGATCACCGCCTCACCAAACCGCAATGTTCCCGCGCTTGAAATGTTCTAGTTTCGTTCTCATAATGCATAGCATGGCATCAGCAGAACGACATGATCCGATTCCCTTAGGCAGCGTCTCTCTGCGACGCAATTCGCGCATTCCTCAGGGCGATTCTGAGCGCCGACCTGTCTTCATCTGTTATGTCGCGCCATGCATCCAGGAGAGCCCTCTCGTCGCTGTCCTTGGCGACGTGATTCGTCGAGCGGGCCGGAGAAGGGCTTCTGCAAAGAAGATAGTCCACGGAAACGTCATAGAAATCTGCAAGAGCGCAGATTGAAGCAACGCTCCCTTCCTTCTTGTCCTTTTCCAGAACAGACAAGTAGGGTCGCCCTAATCCGGTAGCTACTGCCACCTCGACCTGCGTCAATCCTACAGCCTTTCGCAGGCCTAGGAGCCTTTTGCCCATAGAATCTCTCATGATTTAAGTTTGCCGCACCGCGGAAAAGCATGTGTGCCTTTCGGTGACATTTTCCTTGACGGACGATGTCTCCCATGGGCACATATCTTTCATGACCCATATTCGAGACATCGTCGAAAGGGCCGGAGGGCCAGCGAAGCTAGCGCGGCTGCTCGGGTTCAAATCCCATACCTCAATCCTGCGATGGGCCAAGGTTCCTGAGCGAAGGATTGTTGCCGTCGAACGCGTAACCGGCATCCCCCGCGAGCAACTGCGTCCGGACCTGTTCGAACGCACCCCCACGGAGGCCCGCCCATGAACGAGACCCGACGAATTGCCCTCGAATTCGCAATGCGTTGCCAGCCGATAAACGGTTTCGGCCTTATTCGTCTTGCTCTGCAGATCGAAGCATTCCTGACGAATGACGATAAATCCTTGTTGGAACTGTTCGGGGGCAACGATCCCGGCGTGGCAGAAGCTGCGGAGGCCCGCCCATGACCCTCCTGCACTTCCTTGAAATCGCCATTCCGCTCTGCGCTGCCATCCGCCTGCTCGCCTGGGCATCCGGCGTGACGCGGGCGACAAGCGCGGAGGAACGGTCATGAGCACCACACACATTGACGCTGCCATATTCGCTTTTGGACAGGCGATCGCTCGTCACGAATTCCAACCCGATCTTACGAAGAGCGTCCTTCCTGAGGCAGCGCAGATCTTCTCCTTCCTCATGACAGGACGCGCGCCGGTTTCCAAAAGCAAGACAGTCGAGGAATGCATGGCTGCGATCAAGGAAGAGTTTGATCTCATGCAATCCCTGATCGCGGAGAAGCGAGCATGAGTGAGAGTTCACAACTTGATCGCCTGCAACAGTGGGCCATGCATTACCATTCAGCCCTTATCACTCCAGGTGAGGCTGACGGTGTCCGTTTTGTAGAAGCTGCCAAGTCTCAACAATTGAGCCGACAGCTTGAACGGCGAGTGCATTCAGCTCTCTCGAGTTTTGCAGAGGTACTTGATTCTCTCGAACACGAATTGTCAGAGTTCCTTCGAAAGGATTCGGCACACCTGATCCGGAAAGACGTACAGTCAACTCTATGTCACCGGGCGGCATCCCTTCACCTTCACGAAGTACAGACAGAAGTTTTAGCGTCATGGCTGGCTGAGACATCTGATTCATCCTCTGTTGCAGATGGTGAAGGCCTGGAGGAATGCCCATGAGTAAGCTCAGAGGCATCGCCTTCTTTGAATGGCATGGCAAGAACGGCTATCTCGCAGCGAAAAACTGCGAGACTGATCCGTTGACCCATCGGATCAGCGATCGACAAATGAGGCTGTTCCTCACCCTTCTCGCGCAAACCGAGCGAGCCATTGCCGCACCAGAGACTTCTGTTCGGCTGGGTCCGTGGATGGCGGGATATCTAGCGGGATGGACAAGCTCACTCTTGGCAGTGAACTGCGATCAAGCTGGCCATTTGGAAGAAACCGGCGCGGTGAAGACAGGACGATGCTCGCAGTCAGGAGATAACGCGGGTTCCGTCCGGGGCGGTCATCAAGGTTCCAGTGTTCGATCTCCATCAAGTTCATCCTCTGGTTGTGCAGATGGTGAAAGCGCGGGGGAGCTTCCGACTCCCTCGCGCACCGATGATGCGCTGCCGCTGAAGCACGCGGCAAGCATGGACGTATTCGACGCTCATATCGCTCGCCGCTTCGAGGTGAAGTCATGAGCGCCCCAGCCAAGCCGCCGTTCTCCCTGACCGGCACCGTCTCTGCGCTCGATTTGCAGAGCATCGCCGGTCGCCTTGAGCGCAAGGGAGGGAAGAAGTGAGCGAAATTACAAAGGCGCAAGTCGCACAGTACCGCGCGTTCCGCGCGGCTGGCTGGAGCGTGGATAGATCTGCCAAGAGCGTAGGCGTCTCTCCGTCGAATATGCAGCGCCATTTACATGAGGTGAATGTCGAGAGCGTTCGCGGCGATGCTGGTCCGCATGCTCTCGAAGTAGGAAGCGCATTGTCGTGGGGCGCCCTAGGGATGGGGATGACCTACGCAGAGGCTCTGCGATCAGTCTCATGATTCATGCCGTAGTCATCGCCTCCATGCACTCATTCGTCACAATGCCGCAGGCTTCGACCAAGGTTGCTGTCTCACGCACAGGAACGATGGTTTCGAACGTCGGCATCATCAGGGCAAATCGCACCCGCATGGCGATGTCTTCGGCGCGGACATACGAGATACGCGGCTGCAACCGCGCTCTCATAATGGCCAGTAACACGATCAGATTTTCAAGATCAGAAGCGAATAACAAATCAACCGTCTCCATTTGCTCCCTAATCGATGGAGCAAATGGATGCGGATCAATAGGTCAAAAAATGACCGAGAGTTGCAAAATCAGATGACGACCACGGCGACCCTATATTGCCAGACGGTCACGTCCGTATTGCGAGATACGTATGGCCGCCTGCGACACGGGCCGGAGATTTTGGCGCGGGCAGTAAGGGCTTCTCCGAGGGCAACACGAAACTGGATTGACGGAACCAATGCGCCGCGAGGGGCGGAGCTTATCCGCCTCATGGCTGAATGTGACGAGCTACGGGCAGAGATTGACCGGCTTGTGGAGGAAGAAAAATGCCGAAAGGCTTCGCAGTTGACATCGGACGATGCGGGTTCGGGTGGGGCACAAAACCCCCATCCCTACGACTTGGAGTTATCGCCTTCTATTGGCTCAAAAATGGGCTTGGCGTCGTCGTCCTTGGCTATCGGGCCGCTCTTATCATCGAACGTAGCGAGGTCGGTAAATGACCTATGAGATCGTCATACCTGGCCCCGCAAAAGGGAAAGGCCGCCCGAGGTTCGGCGGAGGGCGTGCATTCACCGACAAGGGAACGCAGATCGCTGAAGCGTGGATCAAGCTTTGCGCCATCCAGCAGGTCGGCCATCTGGCATTGGAATGTCCTGTTGCCGTGAAGATGGTCATTGATGTGATGCCCGCCGCTTCATGGTCGAGGAAAAAACGTGATGCCGCCCTGTCTGGCGCGCTTCAGGCCACTGGCAAGCCGGACGTGGACAATGCCAGCAAGCTCGCTCTCGACGCCTTGAACGGTATCGTGTGGCGCGACGATGCCCAGGTTTGCGATCTGCACGTCAGCCGCCGTTACGCGTCGGTCGCCCAGACCACAATGACGATCACCCCGCTCGCCTGACGCTTCCGGGCGTGCGCGCCCGGTTTCGCCAAGCGTGTTGCTTGGAAAGCTATAGGGGCGGCTCAGGCCCCAGGAGATAAAACGTGACGAACCGCGTTACATTATCCGATCTCGTTGGCATGACCGACGATCAGAAAGGGGCGATCCCACCGGATCAGCTTGTCGAGCTTTACGCCGATCTTGCTGACGCAAAAGCAGCGCTCGAGTCTCAGTCAGAAGCGCTCCACCGCGCCATGAGCATGCGCTATGCCGACACGTTCGATGGTGAGCGAGAAAAAGATACCGGCCTGATCCATATCCTCGACGGGCGCTATCGCGTCTCTCAGGAGATCAAGAAAAACGTCCGTTACGATCAGAAGAAGATCAAGAAGATTCTGGACGGTCTGGAAGCAAAAGGCGAAGACACCTCTGAGTACGTCGAAGTCAGCTACAAGGTGCCAGAGCGCAAGCACACCGTCTGGCCTCAAGCGCTTCGCAAGATATTCGAGCCTGCCCGGATCGTGCATTCGCCACGCCCATCATATTCGATTGAGGTGTCGGCATGAGCCTCATGAGCAAGATTCAGAGCGGGGTTGTTCATAAGCCGCCGCGGCTGATTATCTATGGCACCCATGGCATCGGGAAAACCACGCTTGCCTGCGGGGCGCCTGCGCCCATTCTTGTGCAGACAGAAGACGGCGCCGAGGCGATTGGCGTGGACCGCTTCCCTCAGTGCACCTCATACGAAGATATCATGGACCAGCTTACTGCGCTGATCGAGGAGGACCATCAGTTTCAGACGCTGATCATGGACAGCCTTGATTGGGCAGAAAGGCTGGTGTGGGATTACTCGTGTCGTCAGAACGGCTGGGTATCTATCACGGATCCTGATTTCGGTCGTGGATACGCAAAAGCGACGGAAAACTGGCAATTCATCGCCGATCTGCTTCAGCGGCTGCGCGATGAGCGTGGGATGTCGATCATCCTCCTGGCGCACAGCCAGATCAAGCGGTTCGAAGACCCCACATCCGGTGGATATGAGCGCTACCAGATCGACCTGCACCGCGGCGCATCGTCCCTTATGCAAGAGATGGCAGACGCTGTTTTCTTCATGAACTGGAAGACGGTCATTACCGAAGAAAAGGGCGGCTTTGCCAAGGTCAACAAGGCCAAAGGCAATGGGCAGCGTCTGATCTTCACC